CACGTGGAACAAAATTGAATAGATGTTAAAAAGATTTAAATTAAACTTTTTACACTATTTAACAAAAATAATTTGGTGGTTTCGTGGAAAAGTCGTATCTTTGCAACGTGATTTAGAAAATTTAGTTCAACCCTTTAAAAATACGAATATGGCAACGTACAAAATTACTTTAGAGTTTGAAACCGTTTTATCTGTTGACGGTACACGTATTAAAAGCGAAACATCACGTGAAACGCAAATTGTTACAGGTGAATTTGCTGATGTGGCAAAAGTTATGTTTGAACACGAAACAAACTGTATCAAGCACAACAGATTGCCAAAGTTGACGAAAGACGTTTACACCGTCTTCGAATCAAAAGATAGTTTGAACTACATTAACGAATATGGGTGCTGCGTCACTCAACTTTGTAACAAGTTAGGCAATAACGCTAGTTCATTCTTACAGTTAATTCAAACAAGTGAACGAATCAAGTAAATGTTTAACCGCCTGTAAGTTCAACCCTTACAGGCACAAAATAAATTATATATGGAACATTCATATTTTAAGATTACATTAACACAAACCGACAAAGAAACGGTTTTTATGGTACGTTCTGACAAAGTAAGTGAGTTCTTCAATAACAAAATTGATTACTTACAGGGAGACTGTAAAATAACGGTCAAAGGTCGTTTTCCAACGCACAAAGATTCTCGCAAGTGGTTTATTGTTTCAACTAAATAATAGTGTATATGAAAAAGATTAAGTATTTTAGTTTGTCTGAGTTTATCAACTCGGCAACGGCAAAACGTTTGGGTATTGACAATATGCCAACGTTTGAAATTGTTGACAACTTGAATAGGTTAGCCGATTATTTAGACGGCATCCGTGAAAAGTTAGGTAAACCGATTCTTATTAATAGCGGTTATCGTTCACCGATGCTTAATAAAGCGGTGGGCGGTGTCGCTAACAGTCAACACCTAAAGGGTTTGGCGGCTGATGTGGTGTGTGCAGATATGGAATCTTTGGAAAAGGTTCTCAGAGAAACAGGTGGTTTTGACCAATTTATTAAGGAACACCGCAAAGGGTCAACGTCTTTTTGGTTTCATATTTCGGTTTGTTCCCGTAACGGAAAACCCCGAAACCAAATTATAATGAATCTTGAAAAGAAATAGTTATGGAAAAAGCAATAGAAATTTTGTTGAAGTCTATTAAAGTTTCAACAGAAAATTTGCAATATATAGCAGAAGAAACAACAGGCACAAACGGTATGCTTTTAAATTCTGTTATCGAAACATTAAAGGCGCAAACTTTAGTAATAAAAACTATTTCTTGCAAACTTGATGAAGAAAAGGCAAAGAAAAACCGTGCCTTAGATTTTATTTGTGGCAAAGGTTTAGCCAACGAATTTAATAATAAAAAATAAGAAAACAGGCGGTAACAACTTTACCGCCCGTTTTCTTTTATAAATAAACACCTGTTTCAAGTTGTGAAACAATTTCACTATATTCATCTACCAACAAGTTTGCCGTGTTCAAATTCACATTTGCAAACTGTGCGAATCCCGTTACCGCATTTATCGTTACGTTTTCCTGTGTGTTGTTTACAGGAACGTCAACGGTTAAATTCTCAGTAATCAATACATAAGGTTCTAAACCGTACAAAATTTGTTCGTTCCATTGTTCACCGCCAACAACGTTTAAATCCGTTCCCAAACGATAAAGAACATCACGTGACAAAGAAAAACTTTCAAACTGAAACGCTACCCCGTCACACGAAATAAACGCCACGGCATCCCCTGTAATCACGTTTACTTTGATAGATAAATTAACCGCTTTACCGATATATTTATTATCAATAGAAACAACTCCACGGCACGGAATAAACATCTGTATCTGTGCGTTAAAGTCTTCATTGTTACCGTTTGCGCCTGTAAGTTCAACGTTTCCGAAATCCAATAACATAACATCACTATCGGGATATTTAACCTTTATCCCCGTGTTGTAGTTACCGCATTTAAGAACGTCTTCACCGCCAACGGGCACGGTAGCAAAGATTCTTTTAATACGGTTTACATAAGCACCCAAATTCTCTTCTGAATAGCTTGTTCCCGTTTCTGTTTCCCCTGTTTGGGTAAAGAAACGCTTTTTCGCAAATGCATCCAAATTATCCAACGTAACGATATAAACGTTTATAGCACCGTAATTTTTAATTGTTGGTGGTTGTATTACATTTGCATTTGCATAAACCGTTAAATGACCTGTACCTGTTGTAAGTTCAAACGTTATATTTCCCGTTTGCTTATCTTCTGAAATTGTGCCCTGTTTTGAAACCCAATCACCAAGTTCATTTCGGAAATTGATTTGAATCTCGGTTAATTCCGCATTTGCATTCGCTTTGAAATTAAATGTATAACTTTGCCCCGTTTTAACCTTTACAGGTTTATCGCCAACAATTTCGCAATTTGTCAAACTGTAATTAACTTCGATAAAATCGCCTAACAGATACTCGCCATTGATAACAACAGATTCCGTTGCTATAGGTACAATAGCCGTTGCGGTTTGGTTTGTTACAGTCATATTGTACGTTTCGCCACCATAAGTTATCGTTGGCGTACCGTTGAACATTCCATTTGCGTTTCCTGTAACCGTTACGGTGTAATTTGTTTCACTTGCCACCGAATTTGCGGTAGTGTTCGTGATATTGTTAGTTATTTGCAGTTCCTTTACACCGGCAATAAATTCGCCCGTTAACGTTATTTTTGCGTTACTAGAACAATTTACAGTAAGAGTTCCAACGTTACCATTTATAGTGAAATCTTCCTGTTTCCAATCACCGAAAACACCTTGATACGTTGCAGTTAAACTTTTAAACGTACCGTCACCGTTACCCGTTACCGTTATAATAAAATGGTCTTCGTCTTCACCCTGTTTGTCTGTAATTGTAACATCACCCTTTAAACCTGTTGTATTGTAAGTTAGTAAAGTTGTTGGTGTTGTTGGTGTTGAACTCGCTACAAATTCACCTGTTAGCGAAATTTTTGCGTTACTTGAACAATTTACCGTAAGCGTTCCAACGTTTCCTGTTATGTTGAAATCGCCCTGTTTCCAATCACCGAAAACACCTTGATACGTTGCAGTTAAACTTTTAAACGTACCGTCACCGTTACCCGTTACCGTTATAATAAAATGGTCTTCGTCTTCACCCTGTTGGTCGGTAATTGTAACATCACCCTTTAAATATGTTGTGTCGTATCTCAATAAATTTTCCATATTAAACGTTACCTTTAATAGTTACCATAACAATACTACCTGTTTCGTTCAATAACCCCTTATTCGGAAAATCTAGTTTTCTGATATTCGGGCGCACGTCAACAACGTTTGAACGGTTTGAAAGATATTTGTTTCCGTTTTCGCTTTTTGTCAACGTTGCAGTACTGTTTAAGATAATATCCTTATAAGTAAACAAAACGTCAACACGTAAACGAACGGTGCAAATATCACCGTCTTGTTGTTTCTCAGAAACGAAATAATAACGGTTCAAACTTTCGATATAAACATAGTTAAACGTTACAGGTGTTCGTGTTCTGAAACGAACAACAGGGGTTAAAACGTTGAACGTTGCATTCAACACGCCCGTATATTCTTCGTTTTCCTGTAAGGTTTTATTTACTTCGTTCGGTTTGCCGTTGTAAATGTAAGTTTTAATTTTAATCATAACTTAAAAGCTAAAAAGGGGCATCCCTGTGCTATCAACTACAGGAACACCCCCCAAAAGTTAGACAACTAAACTAGGCGACAAAGAAAACAACAAAGTTTTCGTTTGTGTCGTTGAAGTAACCAGCATCAAACTTGAAATAGTTGTTGAAGAACTCAGCCTTTGCGTTGTAGTTGGTTGTTACTCGCTTGTCCAAATTTGTAACGCCCAACGCATCACGGTCGAACATCACACCCAACACACCGCTAACAGAAATGCTTGCACCGCTAGCAGATTTCACGTCAATCTTTGAAACGTTTGCAAAGGCGTAATCTTTGCCTGTTGCTTGCCAACTTGCCACGGTCTCAGCCTGTGGTAACAGAACGTTCTCGCTGTGGAACGTGTCGGCATACAGGTATGCTTTGGCTGCGGCTGCGAAATCGGACAACAGAACGGTGTGCAAAACGTCTTTCGGTGTGAAACGTTCCTTACCGCCAACGTTGAACAAAGTTGAAATTGTCTGCAAACGGTCGGCATACAACCCCATAACATAAGCCGCAAAACGGATGAAGTCGGGTGTTGTTACTGCTACGCTAGCAGTCAAATTTGCGCCTGTTTTATCGTTGTAAAGTTTCAACAGGTTCACGCAACGTACCGTTGAAGCACTCGCATAGTCAACAGTTTCGCGTGTTGACGGTACGAAACCGAAAGCGGTTTTGTCGGCATCCAACGTTTCCGCTATCATATTGTTAATTGTACGCATAACAAGCGCATCCGTCTTGATAGTCATTGACTTGTCAACTGCTGAGTAAATCATAGACAAGAAACCGTTCATCTGCTCTGCGCTGCTGAAAGATTCCTTTACTTGTCTTTCAGTAATTGAAACAGGAACTTCAAAAGTTACCTTCGAATTGAAGAACTTAGCGGAAACGGTCGGTTTGTGGAACACATCCTGTTTGTATTCTGTGCCGTCTTGCAAGTTCCACGTGTCGTTTTCCTCAGCCTGTGGAACGTCTGCGCTGATTTTCTCCAAAACACTACCAAATTCCCACGCATCCATAAGAACGGATGGAACTTTACCCGAATAAGGGCGGTTCACGAAAACCACCTTACCGATGTGGTTTACCAACGATTTTACATAATTGTCAACGGCATTTTGGTTAAACACTTCGTTACCCAAATCAACCAAACCTGTAAGGTCTTCGTGTACCAAATCGGTTTTTCCCAATACTTCACCCGATACGGTGTTAACTAAACTATAAATCTGTTTTACTTGCATTTTTATAAAATTTTAGTAATTAATAAATATCAACTGTTAACTCTTTTGCAAGTTCTGTTATCACTTGCGTTTTGAAATTAGTTTTGCGCAAACTCATTTCTTTTTGAATAATTTCACTAGTTGGAACACTAGACGGAACACCGTTTTTAATACTTGTTTTCGTGCCCGTTTCTTGTCTGTTCCCTGTGGAATCTCTTTGCTGTTTCGTGTCATTTCCGAAATCTCCATTGTTAAAGGTTACACTTGAATCAACTGTGCTATTATTGCCTGTTTCGTCAACGGTGTTACTTGTTGTTTCCGTTGTCTTAGACGTTACAGGGTTTAACACGTCATATTCTTTATTAAACACTTGAATCTGTTTTTGCCATTCGTCAAACTTTACTGTAATAATGCTTTTGACAATATCATTTGCAGTTTCGTTTGTGACGGCATCAACTAGAACTCTGTTCCCATATTTGAAACGAAAATCAATATCAATTATTTTCGGGTCGTCATTCCCGAATATTGATTCATACAAAACAGGAAACAACGGTTTAAAGATTTTTTCAAATAAACCGTTTTCAGTTGTGAAAAGTTCATTGATTTTCATCTTTGTTTTCTTTTTCTTCTGTTTCTTCTGTTTCTTGCGTTTCTTCTGTTTCCGTTTCTGTTTCTTCTGTTTCTTCTGTTTCTGTTTCCGTTTCTTCTGTTTCTTGCGTTTCTTCTGTTTCTTGCGTTTCTTCTGTTTCGTTTTCCGTTACAGGGTCAACGTCTTCTGTTTCGGTGTGGTCGTGCCCGTCTTCTGTTGCTTTGAGCAACGACAAATAATTTTCGTGCTCGATTTTCCAACTTGACCCCAAAGTTACGGTAATATCCGTACCGAACATTTCGTTAACACGTTTCACACCCTCAACACGTTCTGTTAACATTGAATCCACGAACGGCATTAAAGCATCAATATTCATTGAAACTTCTTGCGTGTTCAACCGTTCACGTTTCATATTATAGTTTGAGTTCAAACCCAAATCGTTGAACATTGATGCTTTGTAGTACTGCAAAAGTTCAATTAATTGCCCGATTTGTTGGTTTCCCTGTGTCGGTGGGGTCTGTAAGTTTACACCTTTGAAAAAGGCATTTTCACCGATAACAGAAAAATCACCGTTCAAAATTTTCTGTAAGAACGTTTCTGCGCTCTGTTTGGTCTTGTCATCACTTGCCGAAATTAACATAGTGATACGGGTCAATATGCTAGCCAAATTCAAAGTTATTGTGGCATCCGTGTAAAGTACACCATATTTGCCGATAATAGGCAAAAGCGAATCCGCAAACGGTGTGTTATTGATAACTACAATATCATCATCAATTTTGAACGTTTTGTTCAAATTTAACCACGGGTTTGCAACAACGTAATCTTTGCCGTGATAATAGGCATCACACTCGCCACCCCGTGTGCCCTGTAGCGCATACAGATTCCCGTTCACTTCTGCGATTCCAACGTTACCCGTTGTTTGAAGAATCTTTTCAAGTTCTACAGGCGGCATTGTTTCGGGTGTGTCCGTGTAAACAAACATTTTTGAAGTCATACAAAGAACACGTTGCATAAATGTGAATAATGCAGAATCTTTGTCTTTAACTTCTGTTTGATACATGTTATATAAGTTTTCTTTTTTCATTTACTTAATTAAAGTTTTAATTAAGGTGCAAAGTTCTGTTAGCACTTTTGTGTTACTTTGTACCGTTTCATTTAACTTGTCGGTTTCGTTTTGGTGTCGTTCGTTCTGTTTTTCCATATAGAAGAAAAGGGCGACACACACCGCAACAGGAAAACCAACGTTACTAATAAGCGAAATTAATCCGTTTGCATCCATATAGTAATTTTTTAACTTTGTTATTTGATGCTGCAAAGATAATAACTTTATTTGGTTTCACCAAATAAACAGGGGAAAAATAAAACATTTTTAACCCCTGTTAACAGTCATTAAGTAATAATGTTACTTCGTGCACTCGCCATTAAATAGTTACGCACGATTTCGCCAATTTCGTTACTTTGGTAAAATACCTTATCGGTGGCGAAATATTTAGTTATCTGCGATTCTAGATACGTTGCAGTACTCAACAACTTTCGTTTGTAGTTTGGTTTGCCGTTCATCTGCAACGAATAAATCAAACTATTATCTGTGTCCTTAATCGGTGTTGTTTTGTTGTGAATATAAATGAAATTATTCACACCGTTTTCTTTGTCCTCAACCTGTATCACGTTACCCTGTAACGTCATTTCGTTAAACTGAATATAGAAGACAAACAACACGTCATTCGGTTTGTATTTTACAGGCAAATGTGGGTATACTGCTAGTTCCCATTTACCGCCTGTAATCATTTGCAAATTTTCGTTGTCGAAACAGAAATATTTGTTACTTGCCTTATGTTTGACAATAGTACTACAATATTCAACGGCAACGGTAGCACCGTTTTCGCCAAACTTGTAAATGTCAATAGTTCCCTGTTCCATTATTCGTACCTGTTTCAATCCCATTTCGGTAAAATAAGGGCAAAACTGATTCACCGTGTTACCTAACATAAAGACTTTAACATCATTTCTTTGACGAATAATTGTACTCAACAGGTTCATATATAACATAAACTCATCGGGCAAATAATAACGTCTTGTAAGGAACTCATCGAAAACAATAGTAGTTATATTCGGGTAACTGCTAGATTTTTCGTGTTCCTGTTCTGAAAGACAAAAACCATAACAGAACGGTGTGTTTTCGGGCACACGCTTTTTTGTTTCGGGGTCATAGAACGAAAGAAACCATTTACCCGAAACGTAAAAAACTTCGTTAAACTTACCGTCAGTAAGTTCTGTTATCACACCGTTTGCCACGTGATTTGCAAACAAACTTTCGGCACGTTTTCCCCTCAAATCCTCACGCCAACGGCGAATATATGCCATTTGTTTTCCTGTGCGCAAATATTCTTTGATTCCATACAGTAACGTTGCATACGTCTTTCCGTTTGAACGTTCACCGAAAATAACGTTGTAATCTGCATTTCTTGATAAAATACGATTCAACGTGTAAAATTTCGGTGTTTCCACTTTTTC